TTCTTTACTCAAGCTAATGGTGGTTCTAATTCAGAACGCATGAGGATTGATAGTTCAGGAGACGTTTTAATCAATACCACTACATTGCAAGGGGTAGGCGGTCTTAGTTTTCAGGTTGGTGGAAATGGTGTTTCACTACAAAATAATACTACAACTGGTGCTGGTAACAATCACGAATATCAAGTATTTAGAAGAAACTCTACTCAAATAGGTAGTATAAATATGAATGGCACAACTGGTGTAACCTACAACACCTCTTCAGATTACAGACTTAAAGAAAATGTAGTAACTGATTGGGATGCTACCACAAGATTAAAACAACTTAGACCCTCAAGATTTAATTTTATTGCAGAGCCTGATAGAACAGTAGATGGTTTCTTAGCTCACGAAGTTGAAGATATTGTTCCTGAAGCTATAACAGGTGAAAAAGATGCTACTGAAACATATACTGATGATGAGGGTAACGAACAAACAAGACCAGTTTATCAAGGAATAGACCAATCAAAACTCGTACCTTTACTAGTTAAAACTATACAAGAGCTTGAAGCTCGTATTACAACATTGGAGAACGCATAATGGCATTAACACAAGTACCAAATGAACTACTAGAGATCGGCGTAAAAGCTTTCGGTACAAGCTCATTTATGATTGGTGATACTATTACAGGGACAATAGATGCAGCTAATTATAATACTGGAGTTGGTGTTGATGTTTTTGAGTCACTATCTACTGGCGATAGAAACACAGCTATCGGTTTTGCTTCTATGGATGCAAATACAACAGGATCAGACAATACTGGAATCGGTAATGGCTCTCTTGGTGGAAATACTACAGCTTCGTGTAATGTTGCAGTTGGTTCTTCTGCTTTAACAACAAATACAGAAGGCGCTAATAATGTTGGTGTTGGTTGTGATGCTCTGCAAGCAAATACTACAGGACCATCTAATACATCAATTGGTACTTCATCATTAGCAGGAAATACAGTTGGTGGCTCTAATACTGCTTTGGGTTATGAAGCTATGAAAACTAATGTTCAAGGCGATAGAGCTGTAGCTGTTGGTTATCAAGCTCTTTATAGTCAAAACCCAAGCACTTCAGGAGAGGATACTTTTAATACAGCAGTTGGCTTTAGTTCAATGGCACTTACAACTACTGGCACAAATAATACTGCTGTTGGAGCAAAAAGTTTAGAATCTAATACTACAGGCACACATAACACAGCAGTAGGTTTTGAATGTTTAGATGCTAATACAACTGGTACTTACAATACTTCAGGTGGCTACGCATCTTTAGGTCAAAACACTACAGGTGGGTTTAATACTGCTTTAGGAGAAAGTGCATTAAATGGAAATACTACAGCCAATGACAACACAGCAGTAGGAGCAGGAGCTTTAGCATTAAATACTACTGGTACAGACAACACCGCAGTTGGCAGAAGTGCTTTATTAAGAAACACTACAGCAAGTAATAATACAGCAGTAGGTAAAGAAGCATTAAATGCAAATACCACCGCAGGAGAAAATACGGCAATTGGTGAAGCGGCTGGGAAAGCTATAACTACAGGTGGTGGTAATTGTGCGATGGGCTATCAATCTCTTGCAACAACTACAGATTCTACTCACAATGTTGCTTTGGGTTTCCAAGCAGGACTTATAATGACAACTGGCGGTAATAACACTTTAGTTGGTTCAGCAGCAGGTGATGATTTAACTACTGGCGGACAAAATGTGGTTATTGGTAGATTGTGTAATGCAGGGGGAGGCGGAAGTGCTTATAGAACCATTATAGGTTATGACTTGTCAGGAGGCAGTAACGATGCAACTCTTTTAGGTAGAGGTTCTACTGATTCACAGCTTACACATGGCGCAACTACATGGACAGCACCTTCAGATATTAGGTTAAAAGAAGAAATAGAAGACGAACAAATAGGTTTAGATTTTATTAATGAATTAAGACCAGTTACTTTTAGATGGAAAAAAGCAAAAGATGTTCCTCAAGAAATGAAAGCACATGAGGATTCAGAGCAAAGAGTAATGAACGGAAAATACAATCATGGTTTTATTGCTCAAGAAGTAAAAGAAGTAATTAATAAATATGATTTTAAAGATGGTTTTGATTTATGGTCAGAAGATGATAATGATGGCAGACAAAGAATCGGAGAAGCATCTTTAATACCTATGTTAGTAAAAGCTATACAAGAACTTTCACAAGAAGTTAAACAACTCAAAGGAGAATAAATATGACCAATCAAACTGTAGAACAAGTATTAGCAGCAGCAAATGATTCTGTTAGTTTAATAAATGATATTAATACTAATGGTGGTGATTCAGAATATATAGCAAGTGGTTTATCACAAAAAGAAATAAATGATGCTGTTCAGCGTAACGTTGACCATTTAGAGATTATCTTAGCTTATACAGAACCTGATGTAGCAGGAAGCTCTGATGATAAATCATCTTACACTTCAGCGATTACGACTGGTAAGGCTTATATTAGCGCAAATTCATAGTATACTATTTGCTTATAAACAGGAGATATTATGTCTGAAGCAAAAAAAGTAGAAGAAGTAAACGAGACCGATAACCTAACAGAACAACAAAAATACATACGTTCTCAGATTGTCGATCTTAAAAACAAACAGGCCAGGATCCACTTTGAGTTGGATCAGGTAAATGCTTCTTTAGGTGTTTTTGAAAATGCTTATCAAAAATCATTTGAAGAACAAAAAACTGAGGAAAAATAAATGGAAGTTATATTACCATTAATCTTTGTTGCGATAATCGTAGGTGCGGTTATTTGGAAAAACAAACCTGAATGGGTTGAAAAACTTACATCTTGGATCAAATAATGTCCTGGTGGAAAAAGATAGTAAGTTTCTTTTCGGAGGAAACTGAAACCGTCAGGGCTAGAAATAAAAAAGGTCAGTATGTTGCTGATGATCCTAACACCCCTAACGTCAACGAGGCGTATACCAAAGTACCTAAAAAAAGAGGTAGACCGCGTAAGAACAAATAATGTATGAGTACAGTTGTCAAGTCACTAGAGTCGTTGATGGTGATACTATTGATGCTGACTTGGATCTCGGCTTTAATATCCATCATAAGTGTCGCGTTCGTTTATACGGTATTGATACGCCTGAATCTCGTACCAGGGACTTAGACGAGAAAGCTAGGGGAAAACTAGCAAGTAAGTTTTTAGAAAGACACATATCCGAAGGTAAAGAAGTTTTAATTAGAACAGAGCTAAAAGACTCCAAAGGTAAATTTGGAAGAGTTTTAGGAACCGTAGTAGTTGACGGTATCGACATCAACAATAAAATGGTCATGAATCACTTAGCTGTAAGATATACAGGTCAAAGTAAAAAACATATACAACTTCAGCATCAAAAAAACAGGGAGAGTTTAATTCAATTAGGAATATACGAACCTGTTGATAATGAATGACTTTATACAAGTAATAAACGAAGTAGGATTTCCTATAGCTACGGCTCTTGGTCTTGGTTTCTTTATATGGAAACTTATCAATAGAATTATTGACGGTATGGAGCAAAAGCTTGATACCTTAGATGATAAGCAAGCCGAACTTATTGCTAATATGGAAGAAAGGCTAGGTACAAAACTAGACTCTCAACACGCCATATTGGTCGCGCTTATTGATAGAGTGCGAAGTCTAGATAACGAAATTATTAGACAAGATACACTTATTAAAACTATATTAGGCGTACCTCAACTTATAGATAGCGGTAAGCTAGCAAAAGCAGATAGAGATGATCAAAGAAAAGATTAAAATGACATGATGTCAGTTTTTTGTATGAGTGGATTTAAATTTAAGTCAAGGATATACTCCCAAAGTATATGAAATTTAGTTTAATAAAAAACGTAGTAGGAGCTGTAGCTCCTACACTAGGTTCTGCGCTTGGTGGCCCTTTAGGGGGTCAAGCAGCGTCTGTAATTGCTAACGTATTAGGATGTTCTCCAGAACCAAAAGCTATCAATCAAGCTATTCAATCAGCAAGCCCAGAGCAAATGCTTGAACTTAAAAAAGCAGAACAAAACTTTGAGATACAAATGAAAGAGCTTGAAGTTGATGTATTTAAGCTAGAAGTTCAAGATAAATCTGATGCTAGAGGAAAGTTTAGCAGAGACTGGACGGCAAGAATTATGGGTACGGCTGTTGTTGGTGGTTTTCTTGGGTATATTTTTTTAGTCACTTTACAACCCCCAGAGCAAAATTCAGAGGCATTAATAAATTTGGTTCTCGGTTATCTTGGCGGGTTAGCGTCAGCCGTTATTAGTTTTTACTTTGGGGCCTCAAATACAAGCAGCAAGGAAGATGGCGAGTAAGAATACAGTTCATTCTGTTGCTTCTGATTTAGAAAAACATGAGGCAAAATGTGAAGAGCGTTGGAAAACAATTTTTCGTGAGACTTCTGAAATAAAAGCAGAGGTTTCTGACTTACATAAAACTTTAAGAATGGCGGTATTTGGATGCTTCGGATTTTTAGGAACTTTATTAATAACAGTAGTAGGAACAGTAATCGCAGGCCTAATACCTCTAAATTAATGCATATTTCAGACGAAGGCTTTTGCCTAATTAAAAAATTCGAAGGTTGTCCCAAAGATGAAAAAGGTAATGCAGTTGCATACAAATGTCCCGCTGGTGTATGGACGATAGGTTTTGGACATACTAAAGATGTAAAAGAAGGTGATGTCTGGTCAAAAGAAAAAGCAGAATTTATGCTTTGGCAAGAATTAGAGGACGAATACGAACAATACATAAATGATTTAGTAACCACTCCTCTAAATCAATCTCAATTTGATGCGTTGGTATCTTGGGTGTATAACCTAGGTCCAGCAAATTTAAAAAGCTCCACTTTATTAAAAGTGCTAAATAATGGTGAATATGACGAAGTTCCAAATC